GGAACAGGCAACAACTCCAGCTGTTGGTGTCCTTGCTAGTGATAAACATCCTGTTTTTGTATTGGTTGGACCCCCTGGATGTGGTAAAACAACCCTAGCGAAAACATTTCGCATGGATGATTCCCAAGATGATTTTCTTACAAAGCCTAATTCTGAAAGTTATCGCTCACGCATATTGAATGTGTATGATACTGGTAGTGAAACACTTGTTTTGACAACCAATGTTGAAGATCTTAAAACATGGAAGAATACTTTACAACAGCTTGGCTCTGATAAGTGGGAAGCAGTCGAAAGGAGGTGTATATTTGTCAACGCTTACTATAAACGGAAGAAAGGTTGGACAGATTTTATGTCTTATTATACCTATCAAGATGTTGAAAAGTTTCCATCCGATTATAACAAAATGGTTGGTTGGATGATTGATGATAAAGACATACCGTACACAGATCTTGGATTCTTTATCAAAAAAAAACTTGAAAAAGAAGTTGTCCAAAACCTTATGTATAAGGCTGCACCCAGAGTTAAAATTGATCATGCTCTTGCTAGAAATCTTGTTGAGATTAAGAAAAAGTGGATTGATGTTGATGAAGTTGGTTTCAAAGACATCAACATTATACGAACAACTTTCAACAAGACAGAAATTTTTAGTGCTTTTAAGAGCATTGTGATTGATGTTTTGAGAAATTATCAGAGAAAACAAGATCTTGAGTCTGGCCTTGTTCAACTAAATTCAATTAGAGCTACTAGCCCTATGGAGTTTGACTGTGTTGTAAAATTGCTTGATGAAGTTATCTTTTTGACAACAGATGTTGACAATAAACTTGTTTTTTGTGTTTGTGATGATTCCTTCGATTACAGTATTGAAGATGGAAAAGTTTATTGTTATCTCGATGGCGTCAAGCAATGGGAAGAACAAGGACGTGTTGCTGATTGGTACACGCACGTCTTACGCAGCATAGATAAGATTCAAATTAATTACACAAAGATTACTCCACCATCAAGAGAGTTTATGACTTATTGTGATTATGGTTTGAATTTTTTGAAGACTCTTGCAGCTGGATTTGCTATACAGACTTTAGTTCTTAAACAGAGAACTTTGGATAGTGAGTACTTCTCCTTGTATGGTCAAGACATTAACAAACCATCAAAAGTGTTTCAGGATTTAGTATTGAGCAATGAAACTTCTGCCGATGCCTATAATTATGGGAAGGGAATGAGATTGCCAAAAGTGATGCACACACCATCAAAATGGAAAATATCAAAAGGTTTTAAGAAAAACAATGACACTGCATATGATTCAGAGTCATGTGTTGATTTGGGAACATCAACTATATCACAAATAGCAATGAGTCAAAACTATCAAGTTGTTGATGGTGAAAATCGGCACATTGCATATGCACAAGGTGTTTTTCAAAACTTTTTGGTTACCGTTGGACATATTGTGAACCATAATAAATTTTTTGTCCGCATCAATGAGATTTCATATCCAATAAAGCTTGCTTGTTATGATTCTGATCGTGATATTGCCATTATCTGCTTGCCAGATTACAAGCTAAGTTTTCGCGATATTAGAAATCATTTCCAAAAGAGTGAAATTGGTAGATCTCTAAATGGATGTGTAGCAATTTTAACAATATGGGACAGAACAAGGAGATTTTGGTCTGAAAAGTCGTTAGTGTTGGCAGAGGAACAGATTGAAAAGACTTCAACTGGTTATCATCCTGGACTTCTGTATAAGGTTGCTGGTTATTATCATCAAGCACCAACACAAACAATACATGGCGACTGTGGTTCTCCTTTGTTTGTTGTTAACCCACAACATCAAAGAAAAATTGTTGGATTGCACATTGCTGCTAATACAACTTGCGGCATGTCATCAATTATTTATGAAGATGACTTTGACATTATTATGGATTCAGAAATGCAATCATTATCTGTTGATATATTACCTTTTCAACAGGTTGTTTTGGATGATAGTCCTTTACCTGAGGAATATTCAAAGAACTTCAAGAAGGTTGGAGTAGCAGGTGTGAAGACTGAAATAGGAGAATTCATTCCCAACCATTCTGCTGATTCATGCCAAACTCAATTGTGGCCATCACCATTCCGTACTTGTGAAAATGAGGACGGAGATAATGGACTTGACATTTATAATTGTGGTATGGAACCATCAATTTTATCAGAGAAAGATCTACGGTATGCTGGAAATGCTGACCTGATAATAAAAGGAGCAAATAAGTATGCTGACGGTGAATCCTTAATTGATATGGACCTTCTTGATGAGTGCTTCGAGGATGTTGGAGATGAACTTGTCAAAATTGTTAAAACTACCAGTTTAAGAACAAAAGTTTTGACAGACCTTGAAGTGATTAATGGTTGCAGCCTGTACCCAACATCTGCGGGTATTAATATGAGTTCAAGTCCAGGTTACCCTCATACCCATCAATCTGGAATGAGACAGAAACAGAAAAGTTCAATGTTCACCTTTGACAATGCAAATAATCACTACAATTTTGCTGATAACGTTATGGGAAATGAGCTTAAAGCAAATTGTGCAGATTTTGAGAACTATCTTAAGACCACAAAGTCAGGACAATGTGCAGTTGTCTTTACAACATCCAAGAAAGATGAAGTTCTCAAGATGTCAAAGATTGAAAAAGGTGAAACAAGGGTTTTCCAGGCGTCACCAACATATTATAGTATGGTTTTCAAGAAGTATTTCCATTCTGTACAAGCTTTGATGACTATGACTCATGATAGATCACCGG